ATCCAAAGTAACATGGGCCATTAGCAACCAATGTGCCTGGGAACACCTTTGGTATGCCTGGAAGAAAAGATAGATCCAATGCTCCGATGACTTCTTTGTCACCGACCATTGATATTGAACACTGTGCTGGCATTATAGGAAGTCCTTAAATCTACCGAAAGCTTTTATTATTTTTCCTAAGAAACCACCCTTGATTGCATCAGTTGAAGTTCCACTTTCATTACCAGCACCACCTTCTGCTTCCAAAAAGTTTGCACCCTGAGATAATCTTTGAGTGGCTAGTACGTTAGTGTTAGTTCCTTTTAAATTCAAAATGGAGCAGTCTAAACTTATATGTTTACTTGAAACTAAAGTTAATTCATTTTCAGCTTCAAATCTTATATTTCTACCCTTTACTAATACATCACCATCCTGACATTCCAAACAGATGTTACCAGTAGAGGCACAAATCAGTTTTGCTGGTTGATTTTCTTTTTGTTCTCCACGTTTCCCAACGCCTACAGTTTCATATGAACATCCGTTTGTGACTAATCGGTGTAATCCATTCTTATACCATGCGATGCCTTGACCTTCATCAGTGAACATGGTGTAATCGGTAACTTCGTTTTTTAATTCACCATCAGTTAATGTGACTCCAGAAGTAATTCTAAATCCCAGTTTATTTTCAGTGGTGATTTTTGAACTCGGTTTTTGTATATTATCGTCAGACATTAGTATCCTCCTCCATAGCCACCGCCACCGCTGGATCCTCCGCCCCCACTTGATCCAGAAGACCCAGTAGTATCAGTATTGTCAGTAGGAGGAGGAGTGTAAGATTGTTCAGTTGGTTGCTGAGTCGGTTGCTGAGTTTGACCCATTGAAGCATTATCACTTGTGTTAGTTTCACTTGTGATAGTGGTGTCGGAAACATTTGATTCTGGTAATGTAGATTGTTCTATGGCAGATTGTTCTGCTGGAGTGTAAGTGACAGGTGCAGGCTGTCCTAAACTCTCCTCTTTTGTACTATATATCGTAGCATGAGGAGTAGATACATGCTGAGCTCCCACCATTCTAACACCTGTTGATGGATGAACGTGGAAGTCACCATAGTAGGGATTACCGTTTACCCAACCAACCTGTGTCTTACCTAAACTATAAACACAATCAACCACGTTGACCACAAGCATGCCAGCGCCTGGTCTTTCTCCAATATCTGAAACATAATCAGGACTATATGATATTACAGGAATCAACTCTGCACCTAATCCTGTAGAAGTATTTAATCTTACCTCTGGAACTACATTATGTTTATCCATACAATTTATATTCTGAACTCCAACGATTGATCCAGCAGGGGTCAATACAAAGTCAAATTTACACTGTCCCACCATACCGTAGTCAGAAGGTTGATATCCAAACCCAGGCTTCACTGGAACTAGAGTGGTAACAATACCCACAGCCTCACTACCTATTCCAGAAACTCCTCTAGTAGTGAAATTGTATGTATCAGTTCTAGCAATACCAGCAAATGAGTTATCATTCATATCCTTGAATGAGCCTTCTGACATAGAAATAAAATATTCTGTATTGGATTTTAAATTTTGCTTAGGGTCAATTTGTATGATTCTATCAGACAAGAATGATATAGAAGAATCTTTGACATTTATTCTTTCTTGAACAATATTGGTTGTTGACTCTGTTATTGTAACTTCTCCTGTTCCTCTTACTATAGGTTCGTTAAATGTTATTGATAAGGAAACTGAAGTTTGAACCCCAACGGCATCATCTGATGGAGTAGTGAATGTAATAAATGGAGCAATACTATCTAAATTAGTTCCGTCATCACCATACCCACCAGTGATACCAATACCAGGCCCCTCTGTGACAGGATATTTTGGTGGAACTACGTTAGTGGATGGGCAGTATCCAGCACCAACAGAATACATGAAGATACTGACAATAGATCCATTTTCATCTAAAATTGCCTCTGCTCTTGCACCACCACCATGTCTAGTTTTATCAATAATTGTTATAGTTGGTCTAGTAGTATAACCAAACCCTCCATCCAATATTTCTAAAGTTAGTATGCTTCCGTCTACAGATGATACTATCGGAAGTAATGCTGCTGTCTTTGTTCCGTCACCACTAACCTCTACCTTTGGAGGCAAACACTCTCCCCATACAAATCCAGGCGGAACTCCCCTACCTAAATCATCCTGATTCTTCGGATTATTTGTTTTTTCATTACAATCAAAAAACGCAGCGGCTTCATTGCCTAGTATACTCAATAGAGAGAATTTATTACCAAAGTTTGGCGGATAATCCTCGTCTGCTAAATCATTAAGAGTGACAAAGACATTATTTAATCTCCAATTTTTCTTTCTTTTATCGTCTTGTTGTCTAACATAACCTGTCAGTTGTTCTTTGAGGTCTTTGGTCACTGTAACTCCACCACCAGCGGCAGATGTTTTCCCTATATCAGTTTCTAATATACTATTGATTTGTCCATCCGAGAAAGTATCAAACACAGCTTTATTTGAAGCTGTAACTTTTATTGGAGCTTTCATCTTCTCAGAAGCATCCAAAATAGATAACCAACTTACAGGTGGCTTTTTAAAACCTTTTTCTCCCTGTATCCAATCATCATAATCCTTGCACTGTAGAGAATCGCAAGCTAAGAATGATAATAACATATCAATGTAACTACTTACAGAGGATAGTAAATTACCAATACCACCTATTGCTCCTGTCAACCAATCCAATCCACTCATGATTGGTCTTAGTAAGTTGGCTAGTCCATCATTAATTGATCCCATAATTGCACCAACTGTCTGTTCGATGGCACACACAGTAGGATTCAAAGCTTTACCAATCATTTCTTTGAACAGATCTTTAAGACTGCCCAAGATGTCTATGCCTAACTTATCAAACACACAGAAAACAAAATCCATTATTCTCTTGAAGGCTTGAATAATAGGACTCTGTTGTGGCTCTGGTACTAATAGTGCAATAAAGTCTCTAAATCTTTTTCCTAAAAATTTTAAAACTTTGTCCCTTAATAATCTAATTATTTTCTTTACTGCACCATTCACTATCCTAGTGACCTTACCGAGCATTTGATTGATATCTACTACAGTATTTCTTAAAGTGTCAATATATTCTCCAGCATATTCGGTCAAACCGTTTATTGTTGTAAGAAAACTTCCTATGGCATGAGTTATTTCACTAAAAGCATCGTTCTCACATGCATTATTAAAAGTGTGAGGGCCTAAACCTGTAGGGTCAAAATTATCCGATAGTGTTACTGTTGTAGTTCCTTCAAATTTAGTTGGATCAAGAGTGCTTGATATTCCAACTTTTTTACCAGCGTTGTCACCAACACCTGTAGAATCACCACCACTGGCAGGCGGATATGTGGTCTTTCCAGTAATAGTTCTACCAGTGAATATAGGCAGTTCAGATTTGCTTGTGTTGTCAGGGCCAGTTGGTTCTTTAGACCTCATACTTCGTGGTAAGGCACCAAATATAACTGGTTGTTGGGCCTCCTCACCATCTAAAAAGAAACCAAAAACAGTCTCTCCACCAAGCATCTGACTACTTGATGCTATAGATCCTTGACCAGCACCCTTAGATGCATCCACTAGAACATGGCACCAAGGCAATTGATCATCAGGTAAAACTTCATCATCAAAAGTATGATACCCAATTATTCTAGTTTTACATCTATATGCCCATCCTTCTTCTGGATCGGTAGACTCGTTACGCCAAACCTCTGGATCGGCTACTCTACCAATCCACCATACGAATCCATCTCTCCCAACGAAGTTGGTATTTAGCAGAGAACTGTCTAACATTAGTCGTCATAAACCAAGCATTCTGGTTCGTCTGGGTGCATATCACAAAATAGTTCTAGTGCATTAGGGTCATGATGATCTCCCGCTGCAATCTCTTCTTTGTGATGCTCTGCGTATGTTTCTAGTTCTTCTAGTTCCACTTTAGCGTGTCTGCGTGCTGCAGGGCTTGCTAGTGGATCGCTAGCGATCTTTTGATCTTTTTCTATGTGTTTTTCTATTGATTCCATAAATTTTCTCCTAGTTGAGTCCGTAAGAATCTCTTATGAGATTTAACGAAGTTACGTTTCTTCCTTCACCTAATTCAAAATGATGCCTTACAGCACGAATTAAATAAATTCCACTGAGTTCTGGATCTACCATTTTGTTAGCTGCCTTAGTAGATGTTGCGTCTGTTGGCCCAACATCAGGAACTTTGACATTAATAAGACCACCTATTCTTAGGTTAATATTACACGGTACAGTAATATTTAGCGACTGTTGGAAGAGCAATGAATATCTGGTAAATGATTTTGCCATGTCGGCAGGGTTTCTACCAGAGTCTAATGCTTCTCCATCATCATTTGCTTTTAACTCACCGTCTAACATACCATTATCACTAATTCTAACAAGAAGTCTTGATGGATTATCACCAAAAAACTTAGATTTAGGAATAGGCACGTTTGCACCAGCAGTTGTCATGCCATCATTTTCATTTACTTGGTCTTGTAGGTTATGAATAACACCCTCCGTTACCCATGATAACGGATTTACAACCATTGTCAAGTTTGAATACAAACCAACTCTTAAATTTTTCTGTATATTTACTGCCTTATCAATATAAAAATCTAATATTTTATTTTGATTTGAAGAATCCTCTGCTCTATCAATACTAGTAGTAAAGACATACTCATGAACTCCTTTCGATAATTTTCCAGATTTTTTATAAGATTGTTGTTCAGCTCCTGCTGCATCTAATAAACCGTCAATGGATTTGAACTTATAACCTTCATAATCTTCATAAAATAAGAATCCAGATGTGCCATCAACCTTTCCTTTCTTCACTGGTTGGGCTTTTGGTGATAACCAAGTGCAAGTATAAAATGGTTTTCTGTTATTACCCATAAATGTGTATGAGTTAGCTGTATCATCTACTTCTATTCTAGTTTTATCTATGCCGAGGCCTTTGTCGTCAGTTAATATTTCTTCAACATGAGCTTTGATTGTCGCTCTAGGGTAATGTTTCACACACCTAGACCCCTCATTTCTCAAATTACCTATGGTGCTAAGACCTAAAGTGTATATTGCCTGACTCTCTGTTCTGTTGATATCTTCGATAGAAGTCACAAATAAAGGATTGCCTTCTCTGTCACTGAAATCAAAAGTATCTGTTTCATTTACACCAATTTGCATGTCTATTCTTTCATATCCTCTTATACCCTTAGTATCTTTACCCTCAAGTTTAGAAATAACATTACTGGTTTCAGATATTTTTACATATGCAGTTACTGATGGGGATAAAATGTCTTCAAAATAATCAACGTGAACCACACTCTTAACTGCAGCAAAGTCATGAGAGAATGTTTTTGAAAGATCTTTCAAGTTTATAGAACCAGTTTGATCTGCTGGCGTGATGACGCAGTGTTTTATGTCTACTTTATTAAGGGATGACATTATGAGGCACCTAGAGCGTGAATCTGATGGAGTTCAACCACAGCTAACTTATCAAATACTGGGACAAACTCATTTGAAGGGGGTATTCTTCTAGCTGTGGGAGGTGTTGATTGTCCTCCATTGACACTAGACCCTGCATCATTATTAAAAACAATAAGGGTAATATCCCCTCCACCTTCACCAAACATTTCTTCATTGTAATCTTCTACGGAAGCCAACTCATCAGATGTGAATCCAGTTTTCATTTCTAATTTACTTATCTCATCTGGAGAGGCCTTACCCTGTTTAATTTTATTAATCAAACCTTCATTCTCTTTTAGTACTCTCTTTAATTTATCAGCATAGTTGGGATCTGTTGCAAAAGTTTCTGCTTGCAGTTTCTCCGCCACCTCTCCAGCGTTTTCAGATCCTGTTTCTACACCAGTGTATCCTTCATAATCTTTATACCATAATTTTACAAGATAGTCAATTGAATCTTGGGCACTATCAAAGTTGATAAACTTAGCCTTCTCTTGATATTTCTCTCCATCTACCTCATATTCATCTACTACTTTCTCAGTGTAATCCATACCCTCTACTGCCTTTAAGTTGAAGAAATTATTTGTTCCAACATTATCTTCTCCAGCAGTAGTTTCTAGTTGATACTGAGCAACAACTGCTTCTGGGAACTTTGCTCCAGCTTTTACAGCCATTTCATATATGATCTTTTTCCTCTCTTCTATCGGAAGATTTTGATCGTATACAAGTTCTTTCTCCACAGCTTTCCCCATTACATCCTCTTGTGGTTTTACCTCGCCTTCTTTTTGTACAATTTTTTTCCTCTGTATAGTTGTTTTATCATACAAGAATACCTCTTTTACATTCGATAAGGTCTGCACTTTATCACTCATCTCAGCTGCTGCAGCTGGTTGTACCCCTGTAAAAAAGTTAAACAATTTACCGACTGCCTTTTTACCTGTGTTAAGAGCTCCCTTAACCACATCTTTGGCAAGTCCACTGAATACTTGACCTTTAGATAGTTTTTCAAACCTGTCAACCAATTCTTTGAATCGTTGTTCATTAGTCTTCTCTACTTTCTGTTTTTCTTTTTCCTCTTTTTTCTCCTCCTGTGCCTGTTCTTCACCCTTTTGTTGAATTGGTTCTTGATCTTTTTGAGGATCGGGTTGTGCTGGATCTTCTTGATCTTTTTCGGGTTCTTTTATCTTTTCAACATCACTACGTTTTTCCAAAGCTACCTTTTCATCTTTCTTAACAGCACTCTTAACATTTTCTAATCCCTCCTTTCTTTGATCATCTTCTTTCTTCAACTGTTCTTTCATTAATTGATCGTCACCACCAAATCTCTCCTTCAATTCTGTCTCAGGATCCACTTCATTTGTTTTGGCTCCTCTTGTAAGAAGAAAAGGCAACATAAAAACACTACCAGATAATAACATATCTGTCATAAAATTTGAAGTGTTTGGGTCTTTATTACCCTTAGTTCTATCTGCTACAAATTTTTCTGCCTTGTCAACTTTAGAGTCTGATGGAGGATCATTTTTAGTCATGATCCTATCCATGAAGCGTGTAAATCTTTGGATCTTGGTGTTAGCCTGATCTACCGTCTTCTGTGACTTCTGTTGAACTATTAAATTTGATACAGATGTATTTCTAACCATTAGACTCCGTTGTTAGCATCTATAATATTGAACACTGCATAAGTGCTAGGAATATGAATATTTTTTGTATCAATCGAGCCAAGGATTGGAATTTTATTTCCAGCCTGATTCAACTGTTGTACATTATGATTTGGTTTCATCTGAGGTTGTTTGCCTGCATCCATTCCTAAAGGCACAATCGATGGTTGGCCACCGTTACCAGCTACCTTGGCAGTTTTAGAAACATCTGTGGCAACTGATTTCCTCTCTTGGAGTTGCTTTAGATCACTTTCTACCTTAGAAGTGGTTACTTCTGATGGTACATTTAGTTGAAGTTGTTGCATATCATCCATACTTCTTATTTCCTCTCCCATAACAGGGCCACCTAATATAGCATTTACTCCAGTATCAAGTATTTTCTTAGCAAATTTTGTCGCTGGTAAATTTAAAGTAAACTCGGTTGCCTGATCCTTTATACCCATCACTCTTGAGACGATATCTTTACCTGTCAAACCTCTGTCACCACCAATTCCTACATTACCTTTTTCTCCTTTATCTCCCTTTAATCCCTTTCTAACAAGACCGAAAATATTCTGCACTACATTCTGTACAGGACTCCTTCCCTCCTCATCAAAGTCGGTAGAACCGAGAGTGGCGCTATCTACAAAACTCTGTCCCATATCTTGAAACTTAGTATCACCTCTCTTATCAAAATCAAATATACCACCTGTGAAAGTATCTGCAATACCAGCTACTGCTCTTAATAATCCTTGTGGTTTTTCTTCTTCAATGGATTCCTCTTCTACTGTAGTAGGATTCCTAGTGACTACAAACTTTCCATCGTCAGTTATCTCAATAGTGGCATTTTCTTTTCCAACGCCAAGAGGCCCTTCTTTTGGTTTTACAGAAGTCTTTTTCTTCTCTCCCTCTGGAGGTTGTACTTCTTCTTTAGGTTCTTGTTTCTTCTCAAGGAAGGTCATAATACCTTCAAGTTTGTCTAGAGATGAAGCGAAAAACTTAGATGCCTTTGTCTGTACTTTGTCTTTGACTTCTTTTCCCTTTCTCTTAAAGAAATTACCAACTGCCTTGACACCTGATATTATTTTCTTACCAACAAATTTTGCACCAGCAACAACACCAGCCGCAGCTAGACCTGTCAAAACAAAAGGTGCAGCGATAGCAGCAACACCAGCCGCAGCAATAACTTTTATTATATTACCTACAGTTCTTAAAAATCCACCACCACTTTTACCACTTGCTAGTTTTTCTACAAAATCTACAGCTATCTTGCTTGCTCTTTCAAGGAAAGGTAACTGAGTCCTTGACATTTTATCTAAAGCAGAACCAAATCGATCTATCTCTCCAAGCCCACCAGAAAATATTGAATTGAATAAGTTATTGGGATCAGTTATTTTTTCTGTATCTTCCCTTACCTCTTGTTTCAAGTCTGGCAGTATATTATTAGCTACATTTTTTACAATCCTACTAATCTTAGTTCTCGCACCAACCTTTGTATCTTTTGATATTGGTTTTAGCTGTTGATCTACACCTTGTAATGACTTCTTGGCTTTTACACTAGGTAGAATGCCTTGTTTTTTTGTTGGCTTTACTCTAATCCTTTTCTTTTTACCTAGAAGATTAGTGCCTCTCTTAAATTTTGATATCTTATTTGCACCAGAAACTGCCCCGCTACCACGTTTAAATAATTTAGATGCATTGATAGTCTTAGCCATTTTTTGCTTGTGCTTCTCTAGCTCTTTGTTTTAGTTGTTCCTCTTCAATATGTAATTTAAGTAAACCAACATACACATCTCTTTCCCAAGGAGGCATGTTCTCTAATTCTGTTAGAGAGTATTTATGGTACTGCATGAGAGCGAAATTGATTCGGAAGTATGTCTCAAGATCTACATGAGACATACTTAAGCGAAAAAATCCGATAGCCCCTCTAGTACTATGGTGTTTTCCTTCTTAGTTTTCGGATTTATAACCTTAAGTGTGTGTTGTAACTTAGGCATAGTTTCAAAAAACTTCTCTATCTTTTGAAAGTGTTCAGATGTCAAAGACTCGACCCATTCTTTCAATTCCTTCTTAGTACATTCAGACGCTGAAAACATCTCCTCATCATTATACACCATGTCAATAGAAGATGCCACGATCTCAAATGATTTTTCAACAGCATCATCCTCTTTCTTGTTAAAATTAGTCTCAATGAACTGATTTAACGAAGGATATTTCATTTTAACAGTATAACCATCTGCTAATTCAACATCAACAGAGTGATCCTCAGACTTAATAACTTCAATTTCATCAATATTAATGGATACAGGAACTTCTGTAACTCCATCATCACCACATGTAACAACAAGTTCGATAGTCTCACCAACAGATTTGGCACGAATATTTAAGAACAAGTATTCTATATCAAAACTTGGCAGGGAATCAATCTTCACACCCTTTGTCAAAACGCACTCTTTGAGAACTTGTTTTACGGCATTAGAAATTTGTTTTTGATCTCCTGTTTCAAGAGAAAGTATGAGAACTTTTTCTTCTCTTACTAGAAACGGTCTGTATTTAACGGTCTTTCCAGTTGAAGGCAATTTCAATTCATACTGAGCCGTCGTAATTTTTGGTAAAGGCATAATAAGTAATTATTTGCTATTATTTAGATGGGTTTTTATGACTCCTTCATAGGTTCTGGTGTTATTCCTAAAGGTTCTTGAGCGTCACGGTTATCTTTAGTGGCATTTACTATGAAATATCTGTCATAGGCAAAATCAACTGTCACTTTTATAGCTTGTCCACCACCATAACTCAATTGTATATCTTGTATTGATATTGGAAATGCATTTACGAAATTATAACTTATTACAGATGGAAAATAATCTAAGCGTCTATCAGTAGGCCCTGAGAAATTAGGATCATCATAATCTCTTCCCCTATTATCTGATAGCGCATCTCTGACTAATCTACCAGTTTTACCAAGGTTTACGTCTCTTTCAAATTTAGTAATTTGGATATCTCTTTTATAGGAGTGTGGGTATCTAAATCTAAAAAATGCATTTTTATCGCCTGCACTTGGGTATGCACCCCTTTCATTTGTAGGATATGTTACTCCCGCCTCACCAACGTAAAGTGGGTTCATATAGTTCATCCATTCTTGAAACAATCTAAGACTTGCATAGTCTTTTGTAACATAGAATGAAATGGCAATATCAGTAAATGCTCTCTGTGTAGCAAATCTTTCCCTTATACCTTGTCTACTACCAACTTCCTGTACAACTTGCATGTTTGTGCCTGGTAATGTTGCCTCACTTGCAAGTAACTCATATCTACTTTGTTTATATGGGCCATCAAAAACTCCACTATTGGTCAACCATTCATTTAGATTCTTAGCCGCTCTTAGGTTCTCATCTGTATAAGCTTGTCTAATTCCGTCTAGTGTACCAATATCAGCTGGAAAATCACTTGTAGTTGAAGGAGTTTGTGGAGCAAGTTCCATAGAAACTTTGAAATAGTTAGATAATGAAGGTGCCCCTATTGCTTCTTGAAAACTAAACATGCCGCCAGGAGTTCCTAGATCAAAAGGGAATTCGCTCTGAGCATTGCTATCTGTACTCGCAGTCAGTTTCCCTACCTTTTGAAAATAGTTCCTTATTGAGTTGGTCATCTAAATACAGTTATGACTTACATACTATGTATATGGCTTATAAGGGAAAATTTAAACCAAAACATATAAAAAAGTACAAAGGTGATCCCACTCAAATCATTTATCGTTCTCTGTGGGAAAGAAAGTTTATGGAATACTGCGATTTAACAGAAAATATAAGTCAATGGCAATCAGAGGAGTTTTGGATACCATACAAAAATCCTTTAGATAGAAAGATGCACAGATACTTTCCAGACTTCTTTATCAAGTATCAAGATTCAAATGGAAAGAAAAGATCTGTGGTGATTGAGGTAAAACCAAAGAAACAATGTAAAGCTCCACCAAAAAATCCAAAGAGAAAATCAAAGGCATGGGCAAATGATGTTCAGACATGGGTGATAAATGAGGCAAAATGGAAGGCAGCAGAACAATATTGTGCTGACAGAAAATATGAATTTAAAATCTTAACAGAAGATGATTTAGGTATCTCACATGATCGCAGAAGATATTAAAGAACAGGCTGGTGCTGGTAGAAGAACTAGTGCATGGTATGTTAATGCACTAGAAACTGCTTTGTCTAATTTACAGGTAGAGGACTCAGATACGATAGACACTGGTGGTATCACATTGGGATCTCTATTTTTCTTCTCATATAGTGTTGCATATCCAGAAAAATACCCATTTTGGGATGTTCAACCATTAGCAGTGGCTTTGAGATTTGACGGAGATGGTTTTCTAGGATGCAATCTACACTATATCAATCCAGATTATCGTGATGCTGTTGCAGAAAGCTTACTAAATAGCGGTGGCGGGTCTGTTGTACCTAAAAATAGTATACACAAATATCTATTTTCTGGAATGGGTACTCTATACGAAGTTCCTAAAGATGAAGATTGGGGAGGCATTTCATTACTTCCTACAGAAAGATTCATCAGTAAATCTGGAAGAGCTTACCCTAAAAATAGAGCGTTTAACTGGAGAAAATAATGACCACTGGACAGTTACCATCTGACTATCAACAAACAGAATCTTTAGCTTTCCAGAAAGCAGCAATTACCAATTCTGGAGCTGGAGATGAAATAAATCCACTCAAGTATGAAAAAATACAAAAGATAGATGGTACTCAGGCAATTACTGGTAGTACAACCACAGCTTCTGGTGAAGTAACTAATTTTCGTTTATTCTACGATGCCAAAACTGGAAATGCACAACTTTTGCCTGTAGATAGAGATGGTTTAGTTATTCCTAACGCCACACCAATTTATCAAAACGGTGTGTGGAATTTGACAGATCCTCAAATGAAACTCAATAATGGACAGTTATTTTTGGATGATGAAGCGAGGGCAAGAATTGACGCTACTATTAAAAAAGGTATAAAAGAACATATAGAAGCTACAGGCGACAAAAATATTCTAAATCCCAAGTGGTTAGACTCTGATACTGACCTAGAGTATTCAAGCGATGAAGTGGTAAATGCTCTTACATTTGAAAGCACTCTAGATAAAAATATGATGGGCCCTAGTTTTGAAGAGGCTTCATTCTATAGTGCAACTGGTGAGAGTTACGAACATAGTAAAAGTAATAATGGATTATTTAACATAGACAATTCCGTAATATTATCAAGTTACAATCCAAATAGGATAGGAACAAATACTGATCACAAGAAGGGTTTATTGACTCGAATTTTTAATCCTTATAAAGATTTTGGAACGTTTCATAACATAAGTGACTATGACGATGATAATGATATTTTGTTTAGAAGAATTGTGAAATATCCTATGGATATGATGAATAATATGGATCATATGTTTATACAATGTTATGGATATAATCCACCGTATGCAGATGCTCTACACTCTAGTAATAGAGGTGATGCATCAACCAATGTCGGATTTGGATTTCAGAGAAGCACACCATTTAGAAAAAAATTAGGTGCTGGTATCAAACTACCAATGCCTAATAATATTATGGATGGAAACCCAAGAATGTGGGATGATGGTGAAATGAACGCTGGATCAGGAACAGCAATTCAACAAACATCTACGAACCCATTGAGAGCGAGTTTATTTTTTGATAATCTACTTTTGGGTGGTATTAGTAGGAGAGCTGGTCAAACAATAGAAAGGATGCAAAGAGAGACAGGCAGAGCAGCTATGACTGCTAACATGGTAAGTCAATTATCAAGTAATATGGGATATGATATTCCACCAGAGGTTATTCTTTCTAGAACTGTGGGAGTTGTAGCAAACTCAAACACAGAACTTTTATTTACTGGTGTGGCTTTGAGATCATTTGAATTTCAATGGCAAATGAGTCCCAGAGATGAACTTGAGGCAGGGAACGTAAGAATGATTATTCGTGCCTTTAAACAGTGGTCTGCTCCTAGAAAACTTAAAAAGATGGAGAGTGGTGCAGAGAATAATGGTAGAGCTGGAGGGCCATCATATTTCTTAGGAACACCTAATATATTCAGACTTAGGTATTTGACTAGAGATAAGAAAGATATTATGGGTGTAAATAAATTCAAACCATGTGCCTTGACAGACATTAGCGTCAACTATGCTCCAGAAGGTCAATGGATGGCATACGACAATGGAATGCCAGTTTCTGTGATAATGACACTAAGATTTAATGAACTCGAGCCTATATACAACACAGATTACTCACCCGACGTTGCTAAAGGAAGGCGGTATGATGAGAAAACTGATAATCTTGGAGATCTATTTCCTGTCAGTTTTATTAGACAAGACGATCCTGGCAGTGCGGAGATAGGATACTAATGGCTTCATATTTTACTTACTTCCCAGAAATAGAATACGTTTCTAGAACTACAGATAGAAGTTCTAGTGAAGAGACTATTAGGGTAAAAAATATATTTAAAAGACCAAAACTTCGTGATGATTTTGCCAGTGTTGCTACTGCATTTAGTGACTACATGATTGTTGGTGACGAAAGACCAGATCAAACCGCAGAAGGGGTGTATGGAGATCCTCGTTACGATTGGGTTATTCTAACAACAAACAACATTACTAACTATTATGAACAATGGCCTTTAAACTCTGTTGATTTTCAAAAATATATTCTAGACAAATATGGTAGTGAAGAGGCTTTGACAGATATTCATCATTACAATACTGAATTGTTCATGGATCATAAAGCGAGATTGGTGGTTCCAGAAGGTCTAAGAGTGGATTCCAATTTTGATTGCAGTTACCTAGATGAGGTTCTTCAAACTGAAGTTACATTTGCTGGAGAGACTCTCAATGCAGCTGCGACAGTTGATGGTGTAGGAACAGTTAGAGATGCTGATGGAAACCAGATATTGAGTAGTAACGTGTTCGCAGTAACAAACTATCAATATGAAGTGAATCTTAATGATGCAAAGAGAAGAATAAGAGTTCTTAAAGATGATTACTTAGATCTGTATCTAAGTGATATGAGAAGAATTATGAAATACGATAAATCAAGCGGTTATGTCAACAGAGCCTTGAAGGCAGCATTTAATCCTAGACTTAGTGGAGGATAAAAAAAAGGGGTCTTACGACCCCTTTCTTATTAGCAAACTACTTCAACTATGCAGTATGCTTACTCTTCAGCGAGTTTTTGAAAATAACTCAGTGCGTCATCTTCTTCTTCCGTGGTTTCCTCTACAGCAGCAACTGGTTCTGGTGTAGGAGTAAGACCCTCACTTAGATCCTCAAGATCTTCAGTATCTATCTTAGGTGTAACAACTGCCTTTCTAGCAAGAACTGCGTCTAAACGTCCTTTGAGTTCTTCATAACTCTTGAACTGATCAGCAGCAGTGAACTCACTTAGATCATAGATTTTATCGTAGATCTTTTCGAGTTCAGCATCATCATCTAGAAGTGCTTCTGTCTTACCAAACTCTGAACTATCATAGTTCCAGAATCCAGCAACTTGTTTAATCTTTAATTTGAAGTTAGCACCTTTCCAGAAATCAAATGGATTGATTGGCTCTTCATCTTCAAACTCAGGTTGCATTGCGGCAGTAATCTTATCAAAGATCTTCTTACCGAACTTGTATAGTTTGACTTGCCCTTCGTTCTCAGGATTTGCAGAGTCTTTCACAATGTAAACATTTGCGTAATAAGATAACTTACGTTTCTGTTTACGAGCAATATCTTTATCAGACTCACGACCACTGTTCCAAAGAGTTCTATTAAGTTCCCCTACAG